CGGTGGTCGCCGTATCATTATGCTACTCAAACATTTTGGGGGAAACTGGCGACGACCAGCCCCAACTGGCAGGGATTGAAAAGCATTTGCCCAGACTTGAAACGGTGGGCCTGAACCAGCACAGTTACGGTGCAAGGGTTTCTGCCTGGGCTACCAATCACATGGGCTTAGAACTTATGACCTGGCAAACTCATTCATTGACTGGGCAGTTATCCCATGACGGTGAAGGCAATCTGCAGTTTCGTGAAGCTCTTGTGTCGACTGCTAGACAGCAAGGTAAGTCTGTTGCTTTGCAAGCTCTTATTGGTTGGTGGATTACTGAACTGGCGGCCCTTCGAGGCAAGCCTCAGTTTGTGCTTTCGGTTGCTAACAAACTTGACAGGGCTGAAGCAATCTTTGGGTTTATCGCCCCAATACTTGTGGACAAATTTGGGGGTAAGGCCGCTAATGCTTTGGGTCGTAAGTCTGTAAAAATGCCTGATGGGTCGACGTGGGAAGTCAGAGCTGCAACACCAAATCTTCACGGTGGTAGTTATGACTTGATTGTTATTGACGAATTGTGGAACATTTCGGCGGCCGTAGTTGATGAAGCGTTACGGCCCAGTCAGATTGCTAGAACCAATCCGTTGTTGTCTATGTGGTCTACCGCTGGTGATGAGTCAAGTGCCGCCATGATTCAGTTCAGGGAACAAGCAATTAGTGAGATAGATACCAGCACAACTGGCAGTTTGTATTTCGCTGAATATTCCATGAAGCCTGGCAGTGACCCCCGATTGGAAAGCAATTGGATTATGGCTAACCCAGCGATGGGGCAAACCGTGACCATTGAAGCGCTTAGGGCTGTATCTAAAAAGGACAGTTTTCTTAGGGCCCACTTGAACATGTGGGTAAGTGCTAGGGGTGCTTGGTTGCAACCAGGTATTTGGGACAAACAAAAGACTGACCAACCTATGCCACCTGGTGGCGTGTTGGCTGTAGACACTGACCTAACTGACGGCAGATATGTGGGTGTCAGGTCAACCGTGTCAGAATCCAAAGCCCATGTTTCTGTTGAATTCATGGTTGATACTGAAGATGATATGTGGGCCGAAATAGAACGTGTCATGGCAGACACAACCGTGAACCTGGTTATCACCCCAGCGTTACATTTGCATTTGCCTAAACTTTTGGAACGTCGAAGCGCCGTTATTGGTTACGGTGAACTGGTTAAGTATTCGGGACTAATTCAAAAGATGGTTGTTGAAGGCAAGGTACGGCACCGTGGGGAATTGTCTTTGGCTGAACATGTCAACAGGGCTGTGCTCACAAAGGTTGGTGGGGGCAACGTTGTGCTTAGTTCCCAGAAATCACCTGGCCCAATCGAGTTGTGTCGTTGCATGGTCTGGGCTATAGCAGAATCGTCACGCCCAAAAACTATGGGCAAACCAATGTTTGTTGTTGCTACGACACCGTGAACCTGTCAAACGCTAAAGTGCTTTTGTCCCTGTCTTGCGTCGGGCAGGGCAGGGACACCCCCCAAAGGAAAACGACATGGGAATTTTTAGCAAAGTAAACAAAGCAGCTGTGAGTCCTACACCTGCAAAGGCGGCCGCCGCTGGTAGTGGTTTCTTTCCCCAAACACAAATGGGGAACATAGGAAACTTTTATGCTTACCAGGCTGGACAGGCAAGAAATAAGGCTATGTCTGTTGCCGCTATTAGTCGAAGCCGTGACCTTATGGCTTCAGTGTTGGCTTGCATGAAATTGAAGATGTATACCGAAATTTGGAACGGTGAAGAAATGGAACAGGTGCCGTTGGCGCCCCGTTCTTGGTTGGCACAGTTAGACCCCAAAATGCCTAACAACTTTATGTTTCCATGGATTTTTGATGACCTTTTTTTCTTTGGTCGAAGCATGCTTTGGATTACTTCTAGAACTTCCGATGGTTATATGGCTTCAGCGACCCGTTTGCCAATGGGCAGTATTTCAACTGAAGATATGGCAGGCCCAGTGTGGTTTGGTAAGTCCGACGCCATTTTCTTTAATGGTCAACAGTTACCAACTGAAGATGTAGTGCAAATTTTGTCACCAACCCAAGGCATGATTTACATGTCAGAGCAAGTAATAGCGACAGCGTTGCAACTGGAATCTGCCAGGTACAGGAATAGTTTTTCGGCAATCCCTGCTGGAATCCTTAAACAAACTGGTGGTGAACCGTTGTCAGCAACTGAACTTGCAGACTTGTCTGCAGCGTTTAACGCCGCTAGAGCAACCAACCAGACTGCAGCTCTCAACGAATTTTTGACTTACACCGAAACCAATGCGACACCCGACAAAATGCTGTTGATTGAAGCAAGCAATTACCAGGCATTGGAATGTGCAAGGTTGTGCAATGTCCCCCCATATTTACTGGGAATTTCCACGGGAAGTTACGCCTATACCAATAGCCAAAGCGCCAAAGCAGACCTGTGGACTTTCGGCCTGTCAATGTACGCCGAAGCAATCACGGCAGCTCTTTCGCAACAACTGCCCAGGGGCACCATGTGTGAATTTGATTTTGACGAATACCTTAAGGACTACACACTGCCTGAATATGGTAAAAATGATATGCCAGAAGAAAACACCCAGGAGTCACTTGCATGATTAAGTTCAATTTGTCTAACTTCACGATTGACGCCGCCGCCCCAGGGGAACCTTCACGCCGCACAATCACTGGCACCGCTTTGCCTTACGACACTTTTGCGACTGTCGCAGATGGCACCCGTGTTTCTTTCGCAGCTGGTTCACTACCAACCACAGGCAAAATGCCGAAACTGTTTATGTACCACGATTCAACCCAACCAGTGGGCCTAGTCACTGAACGAGTCGACACCGCTGAAGGCATGATGTTCACCGCCAAAATTAGTAATACCAGAGCTGGTGACGAAGCGTTAGTGCTTGCCGCCGATGGTGTTTTAGATTCTGTTTCCGTTGGTGTCAATCCGACTAACTACAAGTTTGATGACAACGGCGACATGATTGTTTTTGCAGCCGATTGGGTAGAACTTTCGCTAGTCCCCACGCCTGCTTTTGCTGGTGCTACTATCAGTCAAGTAGCAGCTTCAGCACCCGACGAAGAAGTCGAAGAAGAAGTCATAGAACCTGAAACCGAAAAGGAAACCCCAATGGAAATTCAAGCCGCCGCCGCTGAAGTCGTAATCCCCACTTCACCAATTTTTGCTTCAGCCAAAAAGGAGCCCCGTATCCCTAACGCTTGGGAATACATGGCCGCCATGCACAAAGGTGGCGACACTTGGATTAACGCCCAAAAAGTTTTCCAGGACTACCGTGACTTCCACCGTGACCCGTTGGTTACCGCCGCAGCTGGTGACGAATTCCTGACCTCGGTGCCAGGCCTCTTAACCCAGGTTACGATGGGTCCTGTCTTCCAGGATATTAACTACATGCGCCCTGTCGTTTCGGCACTTGGCGCTAGGGCAATGCCTTCGAGTCCTTCAAGCACTTTTAACCGCCCAACGTGGACTACCCATCAAGCAACAGCAACTGCACAAACTGAAGGTGCAGCAGTAGCAACGCAGACTGGCGTGATTGCCAACAACACCGTCACCAAGAAAACTTTTGCTAACAGCGCCAACATTTCTTACCAGACATTGGACTTCACTGACCCTGCGGCTTTGCAAATTACAATCACAGACCTTATTGGTGGCTACATGGTTGGCACCGATAACGAAGCTGCAGACAACTTGCTTACCGCCGCAACTTCAGCAGGTGTTTGGGACTTGACGGCCGCCGACCTTTACAAGTCGATTTATGACGCCGCCGTTGTAACGTTGGCGGCAACCAACATGTTGCCCACCCACATGTTTGTAGACCCAGCCACTTATGCGTTGATTATGCAACTTGCAGATACCACTGGCCGTACGTTGTTTGCCAACCTTAACGGTGGCTTGTCTGGCATGAACAGCGTAGGCGTCGGTAATGCAACGTCACTTAGTTCTAGCGACAACCGTAACGACAACGGCCCACTTGGATTGAAGCTTGTCGTTGACAACAACTTTGCCGCCAAGACTATGGTCATCATGAAAGACATTGGCTTTGAAATCTACGAAGATTGGAAGGGCATTATGTCGCTTGATCAGCCCACCACTTTGACTCGTGCAGTATCTACCCACGGATACTTTTGTACGTTCAAGGCCAATGGTTCAATGATTCAAAAAATCACCCAGGCATAGTCGAAAGGCGGTTTGCCGCCCATGGCTGTTTACCAAGTTATATTCCACCAGCGAATAGACAATTACGCTGTTGTCCAAACTTTGACCCAACCCGATGTTGGCATTGGTGAATCTTTCACCCTTGCTGGTGTAGGTCACCTTTTAAATGGTGACCATGTTGTTTACAGTTTGCCTGAATACTATTTCAAAGGCGTAAACACTGAAGGCGATTTGCTCTTTGACTACAGTTTGCCGATACCTAACCAGGTGTTGTTTTACGATGTCGGAGACACCCTTGAACGTAGCGCCGCTATTCCACAAGGCACTTTGACGTACACCCAAACATGCACTTGGGTGACAGGTACACAGATAGGTACTTGGTTGGGTTTGGCTTTGGTTGGTGTAGACGAAACTGCTTTCTTAGCTCAGTGTGCTTCAGCAGCTAACAATCTGATTTATCGTCGCAGGCAAGAATCTTCTTACACAGATTCACTTACTACAGTGCCCAGCGCCGATGTCGAGTTAGCCACAATCATGATGGGCGGCAGTATCTACCGCCAGCGTGGTGCTATTGACCAATTCGCTAGTTTCAGCGATATGGGCACAGCTGCAGTTTCAGGTTTGTCACCTTTGATTAAACAGTTGGCTGGTATCCCACGCCCAGCGGTGGCCTAATGACTATCCCCACAACACCACTGGTTTATGACGATGTAATCGACTACAACGAAACTGGTGTGGTCTATGACCAAACAGGGTACACAGACCTTTTCAATGAGGCCATAGATGACCTGGCGGCCACCCTGTCAACCATTACAGGTTTAAGGGTTGTCTACGATTCCGAAAAGATAAACCCACCGTGTGTGTTTCTTGACGCCCCCAGTTTTGACTCTTTCAACTACAACATCGTCACCATGAATTTTTCGGTAAAGGTCATCACCTTAGGGGCCGCCGATTTGAACGGCTTACGCAACGTTTTAAACATGTCTGCAAGCCTTCTATCTAAGAAGGTGGCAGTGAAATCTGGGCGACCTGGCTACCTGCCAATAGGTGGCCAGACTTTTGCCGCATATGACCTAACCATTGAAATGCAATCACAGACAGGGTGAAAATGAAATACAAGATTGTTAGCGAAAAAGTTGGTGTCGTAGGTGAAGAATTTGTGCCTGGCGACGGTATCAACATTGAAGCGTTACTAGCCCACGGTTTCATTGTTCACGACAAGACAACCCCAAAATCTGCTAAAACTATTACACCAGCAAAAAAGGACTGACCAAAAATGTCGACAACTACTTACCTCAGCAATCCGACCCTTACCGTTAACGCCGTCGATTTGCAAAATCAGTGTCGTAGCGCCACTTTGACTGTCAAGTATGGTGCTCTCGAATCAACCGCTTTTGGTTCCACTTCAAGAGTTTTCACAGCTGGACTTGGTGACCACGAATTGACCGTGACGCTACTGATGAGCTACGCCGCCTCAGAGACTTACGCTACTTTGGCAAGTTTGGTTGGCACTGCAACCACCGTGACAATGAAGCCAACTTCATCGGCCACCAGCGCCACCAACCCAATTTTTACTTTGACTGGAACTTTCCTAGAAGCATTGCCAGTCATTGACGCCGCTTATGGTGAACTTTCCGAAATTGACATTACTTTTAAGGGTGGCACTTACACTGTCGCCATTGTCTGACCCAACAATCCACAAAGGAACCCGACATGCAATTAACCCTTAGAGTTGACCAAGGCGACGGCCCAGTCGAAGTAAGCACAAACCTTTTTACGATTGTTTCGTGGGAACGCAAATTCAAACGCAAAGCTTCAGACATGTCTAACGGTATCGGCATTGAAGATTTGGCTTATCTTGCCCACCAGGCATGTCAGCAACACAATGTTGTTGTGCCTGTAGTGCTTGACGATTTCATTAAGAAACTGGTTGTGCTTGAAGTAGTCAGTGATGAACCTGACCGCCCTACCTTGCCAGTACCTACCGCTTCGCTTTAGCACAACTGTTAGCGGCGACAGGGTACTGGCCACCTGAAGTAGACTTTGACATTAACGACCTGACAACGGTAATTAAGGTCATTAACGAAAGTCGCAAATGATGGAAGGCGTAACCACAACTATTGAAGTGTTGGGCCTTAAAGACGCCGTTAAGTATTTGAACTCTGTAGAGCCTGGCTACCGTAAAGCGTATGTGGCAAACATGAAAATGGTTGCCCAACCAATGACCGACGCTATGAAAGCCAGCTATGACAACACCCGTTTTCCTAGTGGCACCAAACGCCGTTGGTCACCTGAAGGCAGACAAGTTTTCCCGTTAACAGCTGCTAACGCTGTGAAGGGTGTTTCGCTTCGAGTCAATAACAAAAAGCAAGGTGCCGCCTTTTCAGTTATGCAAAAAAACCCTGCCGCTTCAATCTTTGACATTGCAGGCCGTGCTAACGCCAACCCTTTAGCCACCGCTTTTAGTACCAAGTTTGGGCGTAGTGCAAGCCGTGTTATCTGGCCAGTATTCGAAGCAAAGATTAGTGATATCAGCGCCAACGTTCAAAAGGTTGTTGACGATGTTATTGCTGAAGTAAACAAGAATTTTAAGGTTGTCTGATGTCTGCAATATCCATTCCCATTATTAGCGATTTCAACGGTAAAGGCATTGACAAAGCCATTAGGGAATTTAAGAAATTAGAAACCACAGGCGAAAAAGCCCAGTTTGCTATTAAGAAAGCAGCATTACCAGCCGCCGCCGCCATAGGTGGTTTGGCTGTCGTTGCATTTGACGCTGTGAAAGCGTTTATGGAAGATGACAAAGCCGCCCAACTGCTTGCCACCAGCCTACGAAACACCACTGGGGCGACTGACGCCCAGATTGCTAGCGTCGAAAAGTTCATTACCAAAACCAGTATTGCGGCCGCTGTATCTGATGACGAGTTACGCCCAGCGTTAGACAAACTGGTGCGTGGTACTGGCGACGTCACTAAAGCGCAGGACTTACTTAGCCTGGCGCTCAACATATCCGCAGGCACTGGGAAAGATTTAGGGGCTGTATCTGACGCTTTATCAAAAGCGTTTAACGGCACTTTAGGACCACTAAAGAAACTAGACCCAGCGTTAGCAAGCCTGATTGAAAATGGTGCAACTACTGATGAAGTGTTTGCCGCATTGGGCAAAACGTTTAGTGGGGCCGCTTCGACTTCAGCCAACACTGCTTCAGGCAAAATGAAATCGTTTTCTATTCAGATGGGCGAATTCAAAGAATCTGTGGGCGCTGCAGTGTTCCCAATCGTTGACAAGTTGCTACCTGCTTTTCAGGCTGTTGCAGGTTTTATTCAAAACAACACTGGTTTAGTAGTTGGTTTTGGTGTTGTCTTTGCAGGTCTAGCAGTAACCATTTTGGCTGTGAACGCTGCCATGAAAGCGTATGCCGCCATTCAGGCCATCGTTACTGTTGCTACTAACATTCTGACCGCTTCGACTTATGCGCTATGGATAGCCACAGGTGTTGCAGTTATTATTGCTATTGTTGCCGCCCTGGTTGCTTTGCAAGTCAAGTTCAATATTTTGGGCAAAGCCGTTGACGGTATCAAATGGTATTTTGTCGGAATGTGGGGGGTTGCCAAGCAAGTGTTTGGTTGGATTGTTGACACAATCACATCTACTGTTGCGACTGTTGGCAGAGTGTTTGGCACTGTGGTAGACGCCATTACTGGGCCGTTCAAAGCCGCTTTTAATGGTGTCGCTAGGTTGTGGAATAACACGATAGGCAAGTTCAGTTTTAAGGTTCCCAGTTGGGTGCCTGGCATTGGTGGCAAAGGTTTTGAAATGCCAGACATACCTATGCTTGCCAATGGCGGCATTGTTACCAGCCCAACCTTGGCGATGATTGGTGAAGGCCGTGGCCCTGAAGCAGTTATACCGTTGTCAAAGTTGGGCAGTATGGGTTTCGGTGGTGGCGCAAGTATTACTGTCAATGTGAACGGTGGCGACCCCAACAGCATTGTCAGAGCTCTGCAACAGTATGTACGCCAGTCAGGCCCAGTGCCTTTAAACACTAGAGCAATGTAATGGCTACAACACCGTGGCAGTTTCTTCTCAACGGTTTAACAGACTTCACTAGCAGTGTGTTGTCGATAAGTATTAAACAGGGCCGTGAAAAATACTTAGACAACTACAGTGGTGGCTCAATCGTTATTACTTTAAATAACAGTTCAGGCCTTGCCAGTACGTTTAAATTCAATGACAAAATCTATGCCGCCAGTGAAACGTCTGGCACAGGTTACCGTGACGTATTTACGGTGCAAGAAATTACTTTTAATGATTACCCAGGCAACACAGGTTTAAGCACCGCCACCATTGTGGCTGTTGACCCGTTAGCTAGAGCAGGCAGATACCAGGCCACCAGCGTTGCTTTAACTCAGGATTTCACAACTGCCCAAATGGAACAATTCAATATTGTTGTTTTACCTGCCGATTTGACTGTCACAGACGTACTGTCAAGTCTGGGCGACTCAATCGCTTCAGCGCAAACCTATACAGGGACAGTGCTCAATCAGCTGAATATCCTTGAAGCAACAGAACGTGGAATTATCAGAACAAAAGCCTACGGCAGTACCACTAGCCAATGGATTTTCCCGTATGCAAGAAACGACATTGACAACAACGTTGTTACCGCTTTCACTTTCGGTCGGAACGCTTCGACAACCGTTATTGCATACCAGGACTTTGAACGAATCCAAAACGGCACTTCTTTTATTAACACGGCCACCATTGAGCCACAAGGTTTGGCGGCCCAAACACGCTCAAACACTGCTTCAGTCAGTACCTATGGGGCAACCTTTTTTAGTAGTTCCACTGCCGACTACACCACCACCCAGGCGCAAGGTAACGGCGATTGGATTGTCAACACCTTTTCAGACCCAATTAGTCTCAGGTTCAAAATTGGGTTTACTGATAGAGCACAAAACAACACTGCCTATTCGTCATTCCTAACAACGTTTCCAAACATTGCTTTTACCCTTGCGTACCAAGTGCCTGGCTCAACTGAGGACATTACGGTTCAGGTCGTTTTAGAAGGCTGGGGGATAAATGCAACACCTGAACAAACCACTTACGACCTGTATTTTAGCCCTTTGAATTACTACCAATTTTTTGTTTTGAATAGTGCCAGTCTGGGCACTTTGGGTGGTGGGAACATTGTCTACACCCAAACCGAAATCACCTACGCCGACGCTGGTTGGGTTTATAATGACACAAACGCAGACGACACCGCAGGACGATTAGGTTGGTAACACTATGGCTTCAACTTTCCCCACAGCATTAGACAACTTTACGAATCCGACGGCGACGAGTTTGTTGACTTCACCGTCACATTCACTGTCACACTCGGATCTGAATGACGCCGTTGAAGCATTAGAAACAAAGGTTGCTATTGGCAACACTGTCTTAGGCAAATACACCACAATTACCCCGACTTTCGTTACTGGTATCACCATCGGTGACGGGACTGCAACTGGCGCCTGGTGTCGAGTAAACGACTTCGTTCACTATTTCGGTCGCCTCACTTTTGGTTCCACCACAACTGTTGACACTGCAGGTGTTCAGGTCGCTTTGCCTGTCAATGTTGACTCAAC